CATCGGCCTGGGGATCGAGCATGTTGATGGCCGAGGGGATGACCACCAGAGGCAGAGCGCGGCGATCCGGCGTGATCCCGTAGTGCTTGAGCCAGGCGGCGATACGGTTCCTGATGCCGGCGATACCTTCCAGCGCGCAGTACACGACCGCACCCTGATCGACCTCGCGCCCGCGCCACGGACGCCCGAGCGCAACGTGGATGGCGACATCGAGGAGCGCGAAGGTCTTGCCGACGTTACTGTCGCCATACCAGACCGACATCCCGCCCTCGACCAGCAGCCCCTCGACGAAGTCGAGCGCGGCGTCGCCCGCGTGGATCTCGTCCGCGTAGACGAGCGGGAAGTGCGTCGGCGGTCGCGGCGTTTCGACCCGTTCCTGCCGCGATGCACCCGCCGCCTCCTCCTGCCGATTTCCCGGCCCCTGGCGCGGCTGTTCCCGCCGCTTGGCCTGATAGGCCGCGACCACATCCTCCAGCGCTCCCATATCGCCCCGTTCGGCCTTGGCGGAGATCTGGGCGCACTTGGCCCGCATCTCGGGCTCGGCGTTGTCGCGGCTGATCCGTCCAGGCCGCGAGAGATCGACGCGCCGCAGGAACTGCGGCCACGCGACCTCGTAGACCTCCTCGGCGGTCGGCCACGCGCCGTTCTCGCCGGTCAACTCCAGCGCGACCGCGAAGACGGTGTCGCGCATGTACTCCTCGCGCCCATCCTCGATGGCGGGCGGCAGCACCCCGAGGCTTCCGGCACCGACCGGCGAAGCGGGCGGCGGCGACGACGCAACCCGATCTCGCGGCGTCGCCCCGATCACCGGTTCGGCACTGACGAGCTCGAGCAGCCATGCCGGCGCATCCGCGATGCCTTCGGCCAGGGTATTGCACCAGGACCAGACGTAAGGCTGTCCCGAGGCATGGACGGACGGCGGCGCGACCACAAAGCCGCCCTCGCCTCGGATGTCGAGGCCGGGTCCGATCTGCCGCGCGCTGTTGCGGATAGCCACGCCCTTCGGCGCGCGGAAATAGAGATGGAGCCCCCCGCCGCCGGTCTTGACCTCGGCGGTCTCGGGGAGGTCGTCGTGCGCCATCTGAAGTGCGCGAAGGCTATCGTCGCCGTCCTTGCCGGGTCCGACATCGACATCGAGCACAAAGATGTTGCCGCTCGCCGAACCCGTCAGAATGCCGACACCGTATCGCGCCCGGTCGCCCGACCACCACTCGGCCACCTCCTCGCGAGGAGGGCGGCGCTTCTGGAACTGCGACCAGGTCATCGTCGGATGCTTGCCCGGGCTCGCGCATCCATCGCGCGCGCCGCAGGAGCAGATCGGCTTGCCTTCGCGATGCGCGATCACGCGGTGAACCGGGATCGGCATCAGCCCCCGGTCGTAATAGTCGAGCGCCGCGTCGAGCGGCGTCTGTGGTGTCGTGGTCATGCTGCTCTCCTCCTGCGGCCCGGACAGGCCGATGCCGGGGATGTCGCCCCGGCTCGCTCGCCACTTCTGTCCGCTGGCAGGCGACGCCAGCACCAGCGCGGGGAGGGAGGACCGCGCCGATCTCGATATCAGAACTCGGTGTCGTCACCGATGGCGGGAGGCAGCGGCGCAGGAGCCGCCTTCGGCTGCGGCGGCGCGGCGATCATCGAGCCGGTGGACGGCGGCGCAACGACCGCTGCGGGAGCAGCCACGGCGACCGGCACCGGCCCCGAGGTCAGGGGCAGATCGGCGGGACGCGCGACCCAGTTGACGATCTGAAGAACGGGCTTGTAGTTGGTCGATTTCCCGCCGTTGCCCATCGCCTGAACCACCGCCTCGGTGCTCGGGCATGCCACCACCGGCAGCTTGCCTTCGCGCGCCTCGGGCGCGGCCATGTAGGCGTCGTGCAGCGCGTCAATCGCCGCCTGGACGATGCCGGCTTGCGTCAACACCTCGCGGACGTCACCGCCGGCGGTCTTCGACAGCTTGAGCATGAGCCGGACCGACCGCTTGTGATCGGGGCTCGGCTGCGGCGGCATCGGCGCGGGAACGCGCGCGAACGAGGTCGAGGGCGGCGCGCCAGCGGCGAAAAGCGCCCAGCCGATGTCGATCTGGGCCAAGTCGAATACGGCGGCGAAGCCGTTGGAGATATCGACAACGCTGTCCTTGCCATCGACGCGAAACCACCGGCCCGCGCGGGCGTCGTATTTGACGATGGGAGTGCGGTTCGTGTTGGTCGGGATACCGAGAGCCATTTCCGTTTTCCTTTTGCGTGTTGCGTTCACCTGACTGGAAAGCGCCAGTCGCGCTCCGGCTCAGAAGCCGAATAGGGCCAGCCCATTCGCACGGGTCTGAGCATCGCTCCAATAGAAACTGTCGTAATCGGGACAGACGATGGCGGCGAGTTCCTGCGGGTCCGCCGACACCGAGAGGAACTTGTCGAGTCGCCGCGCGATGTTCGCCAGCGCCGCGAGGTGATCCGCCGGGTTCTCAAGGACGTAGACGGCGGACTTCTTCGGCGTGCAGTAAGCGAACCTCATCGAGTAGTTCCCGAAGGCCCGCGCATACACCGCGCCTTGCCGCGCGTGCGCGACCTTGATCGAAGAGGGCAGCGTGCTGGAGGTCTTCAAGTCGATGATGCAGCCGTGCTGGTGGAACACGAAATCGGTGTACCCGATGCACGGCACCGGCACACCATCCAGCGCCACCTCGACGCGGTGCTGGCGTCCGTCCTCGGGGACGTCCGGCTGTCCGTAGGGCGCAAGCGCGCCCCATGCCTGGCGCAGCATGGAGTCGATCTTCGCGCGTGCGTCGGCGTCGTCGCAAAGCGCGTCGTAACGCGCCCCCGCGAGCGCCGACGCGGCCTCGATATTGTTCGCCCTCCCGAGCAGCGCCGCCTCGACGCCCGCCTCGACGGCGGTGCCAAGATGCGCGGCGGGACCGACGCGGCCTTTCTTCCCGCAGAGCCGCTCCATGACCCAGAGCGCGGGCTCGGCGGCAAACAGGTTGAGCGACGATGCGGAAACATGCGGGATACGGTGTAAAAGCAAGCCTGACATGGATGTGTCCTCGATAGGGATTGAGAGAAGGTGGCGGGAGCGACCATCGCCCTTGCATGGTAAGCCGAGGGAGGCGTTGACGCGCTGAAGCACGCTGGACCGCTTGGGAGGCGCGGCCCGCCGTCCGCGCGCAGGGAGGAGCCTCGGCCCGTCTTGTCAGATGTCGAGGCGCAGCTGCACGCCCAGCCGGTCGGCGTAGAGCCGGACCAGCGCGAGGCGTGCTTCCTCTTTCTGTCGCCGCTTCTCGCTGTGGCGCATCTGGACGACGCGCAGCAGCGCCGCGCCGTCGTATCCTGCGCTCGTCACCTCGGCCTTGAGCGCCGCGAGGTCGTCGCGGACCTCATCGGCCGCGCGAAGCACGGTCTCGATCCGGTCAGCGTATCGCGACAGATCGTCATTCGTCGTCATAGTGCATCTCCTCAAGGGTGATTTCGGCGCGAGGGTTCTCGCGGTCGAGGTGGTGATACAGGTGCATCTCGCGCACCTGTCTGTCGTTACGGTAGACGATATCCTGGAGGGCGTCCAGTATCAGGGACACATCGAGATCAGGACGCCGCGATGCGTAGTAGACATCCGCCGTCATGCGAAGGTCGCCCTCCAGCAGCGGCGAGAGCGGCGGATGCGTCGCCTTCACGACGGCGACGTAGTCGAGTGCTTTCTGCGACTTGATCAACCGAGCCTGTCCTCGGATCGTGACGAGACGGCGGCTGTTCGCCTTCGACGCCGGCTCGCCGTGCAAGATCAGTCGCACCGACCGCATCATTCCTCGTGGCCCGCCGCCGCGAGACGATGCGCGAGGGCGATATAGCCCGCCGCATCGACGTAGTCGTCTCGATTGTAGACGCCGGTCTGCGTCCTGGCGATCTTGAGGAGCGCCATCATGATCGCGACGTCATGCGCCGTCATCTGCGCGTCGCGCGAGACGCGGCACCATGCGTCCCAGAGCGTCGCGATATTGGCGAGGTTCTCCTCGGGGCGACCATGCGTGCGATGGCGGTCCTCCGAGATGAGGTCGAGGGCTTCCATCAGGATGTGCTTTGGCTTCATTCTGCTCTCCTCAGTGGCTGGACCTGATACCCGCCCCATCCTAGAGCGACGCGGCGGAACGACGAAACGGCGATGGCGTCGAGATCGAGCGAGGACTGGAGCGACGGCGGCTCGATGCGCTCGCGACCAAACCACTTCCGCCCCGGCTCGTCGCGTTCCTCATCACTCATAATTGCTCTTTCCCCCGCCGCGATTGATCGCGAACGTTGTGCCGCGCTCTCGCCTCGTCCTGCGTCGAGACGAGCAGACTGCCGAGCGGCTGATGCCGAGAGCGGCGGCGATCTTTTCTTGGCTCTGCCCGTTCATTGTCCGACGCCGAACCTCGGCGTCGTCAACGGGCTTGGAGAATTGCGTTGGAGATTCGTTGTAGATGCCCGGCGAATGGGCCACCATCATCGCCGCACTCGATCCGCACGGAGACCGAGCCGGGGGCGGCGCTGCTCGCCAAAGGATGCGCGGAGCGGCGAGACTGCGCGGGTGGTCTTCGTACTCGATCTCCCCGGCTTGAGCGCGCCACCGTTCGTCCATGGTCGCCCAGTTGATCTGCACCTCATCTGCCCGGTCCGGGCTGCGAAGCGACGCGCGTGGAGCGGGGGCGGCGAGATAGGCGACATGCGGAAGCAGTGCGCGCGATTTCGGCCCGATGATCCAACCGTTGCAGGCGGCGTTCGAGACGGCGTAGGCGAGCCGCTGCTCGTCCTCATGCCGAAACGCCACGAGGATCTCGCGGACCGTCATCTGACCGGCGCGGCGAACGGCGTCCGCGATGTCTCTCGATAGGCTCATCGCAGCGCCTCCGGATCGATGTGGAGTCCAAGCGCCCGTGCGAGGCGCGCGACCTGGTAGTGACGGCGAGCGGGGATCGCGCCGCGACGGGACCAGTTGCTCACCGCCTGTGGCGAGATGCCGAGGACGCGCGCGAGCGCGGTGTTGCCGCCGAGGTGGAAAACGAGTTGAGCGACTGTCATGCGGCGAGGATACACCCGCCGTTTAGCCCGTCAAGCGTCGATTGCATAGCGCCATGCGGGGATTGCATGGCAGATTGTGTTGCGCGATGAAACAGGAGGTTTATATTCCTGTTCATCGAATCCACCGAAACCGGCGCTGCGGCGCCACCTCCAGGGAGGCTTCCATGCCCCAGTCGCTTCACCAGTACCGCGCCGCCTTCTCCCGCACGATCTCCTGCGCGGAAAAGCAGATCGCTCTGCGGCACATTCGCAACGCTATTGCGCTGCGCGGGCGCAACGATGGGCACGTCGCTGAATTGACGGCGCTTCTGCCGATGCTGCTGGCGATCGCTCAGGAACGCACTCTGAAGGAATGGGCGGCGCGCGCCTGACGCATAGCAGGGTCGAGGAAACAGCACTCCTCGACCCTGCCATTCCCGACTACCTTCACCCTATCGCAACCGGCCGACCCGGCCGACAACGGAGGACCAGCAGATGACCAAGTGGGAACAGATGCCTCAGGATGCGGGCCAGATCGTCAGCGTCAGCTACCGCTGCGACTGGGATGCCGGCGTGCTCTGGTGCCGCACCTACGACGCGAGCAACCGCTCGACGCTGATCGAGCGCGCGACGATCACCGACGCCGAGCAGGAGTACGACCCGGCGAACAATGTGCTCCCGCCGCACGGCGAGTGGGAGATCACGTCGCGCTTCGTCGCGCCCTGACCCTCCCGGCTACCGCTCGATCTCGGGCGGCAGCAGGGAGCGCCAGGGTGGCGCGCCAGCAACAGGAGGACAACATGCCCGGAACCGGGATACATCTCAACCGAGGCGAGACGCTCAGCGTCCGCTGGATCTGGCCCGCCGACGAGGCGGTCGAGGCCGGCGCGCGGGAATACCTCGCGACAGCCATGATCATTCGCTGCGCCGAGACGCAGGTCACTTTGCATCTCGACGCCCCGGATGCCGAGCGGCTCGCGGCGATTATCACCGAGGCGGTCGCGCAACGCCGCGCCGATCTCGCCCGCGCGCGGGAGGCGATCAATGTCCAGCGTTGAGGAGTTCGACATTCGACTCAGCGAGGCCGAGGCGATCACCGAGTGCGGCGTCGCGGTCCTCAAGCTCTGCCGCCGGATCGTGCGTTTGGCGGACGAGACGCCTGGCGCGCCGCTGATCGACGCCGAGACCTTGATGCGACGCATCATGTCGGACGTCTCGGAGATCATCACAGAGGAGGTCGGCGCGCAGCTGGCCCGCATCGAGGAGGTCCGCGATGGCTCGCGCGCTTGAGTTCGCCGCCGCGACAGCGGCCATCTGGACGGCGATGTGGACGGTGCTGCTGTGGCTCACCTGACCCCGTGGGTGATGCTGGGAGTGCTTTGCACCGGCCAGCACGGGATCGACCGCCACTGCGGTGGCGTCGAGATACCCGCTCAGACCAGGGCAGAGTGCCTCCAGCACGCGGCGACCATCCGGCAGATGCTGCCGGCGCATATCAGGCTCATCTGGCAGGAATGTCAGTCCGAGCGACAACAGGCCGCGCGGCGCGCGGCGCAACAGAAGGGGGAAGCACGATGAAGGACAACGACGACATCGCCCGCTCCGGCCTGGCGTTCGGCTGGCTGGAGGAGGCCAGGCCGCGCAGCGGCGCGCGGCGATACTGGATTGCGGTCGGTCTGCTGCTCGCGGCGGTCGTGGGGGCGGTCGGCCTGGTGGGAGGGTTCCGATGAGCGCCTATAGCAAGGCAGAAATCAAAGAGATGTCTTGCTGGGCGTGTGGATCTGACGCGCGCATTGAATTGCATCATCTCAGACCACAAAGAGCCGGAGGAGATGACGAACGCCAAAACATCGTGCCGCTTTGTTTTGTCTGCCATTCCCTTGTCGACAGGGTGCCGCTTGTTTCCTGGCCGATCGATGACTGGCAAAGAGCATTGATAGAGCTTCAAGAAAGCTCTCCGGTTATGCGACGGCTATTTCTGAAGATGGCGGCTGTCGGCCATGATTACGAAGCAAATATTAAGGCCAAAGGAGTCGCTGGAAATGTCTGATATCACCATTGGATACATGTCGCAGGACGGCCGGCTCGTCGTGGTCGACGAGGAACAGGTCGTCGTCGCGGAGATCCGCGCCATGCACGCCCAGGGCAAGACCCTGCGGGAGATCGCCGGCGATCTGAACGACCGGGGCATCGTCGGCAAGGATGGCGGGAAATATACGGCATCTGCGGTCTTGGATGCGTTGAAAGACGCAGATGGTCACTGGGCTTTGCGACAAGCATGCCGCGAAATAATCGAGGAGTCATCGAAATGACCACCGACACCACCACCCTCGCCGCCCGCCTCGCGCGGGCAGATGTAGGCGAGGATTTCTGGGCGCGGGTGACCCCGCATTTTCAGCGACACGCCATCGAGCGCTGGAAGGACACGCTGGAGACCGTGCGGCGCGCGGGGCTGGCGGTCGTGGAAGCGGAGGACGGGCGATGAAGACGACCCTCAACCAGATCCGCGCGCACGGCCCCTGCCACGACGGCTGGGAGAAGCTGCTGCGTGGCCTGGGCAAGACCCAGGCTGACGATGATCCGCTGTGGATCGACCAGATCCTCGACCACAACGGACTGAACGACGCGCTGTGGTGTCTGCGCTCCGTTGAGGGCTGCGACCGCGAGATTCTGATGTTCGCCCTTTGGTGCGCGCGGCGAGTCCAGCGCAACGAGGCGAGCGACGAGGAGTTGGCGTCGATGGCGTCGGCGTGGGAGGCGGCGGAGGCGGCGGCGGGGGAGGCGGCGGCGGCGGCGGCGGGAGCAGACCGCGACGCCGAGCGCGCAGCGCAGTCCGAGGAACTGCGGCGGATATGCCGCGAGATGAGGGAGGATGGATGATGAGCGACCCGACATACGGCCAGTCGCTTGTCCAGCCTGACGATGTCATCGCGCGCATCGACAGCCTGATTCCGGCTGACGAGGTCTATTCGCATCCGCTGGTCTGGCGCGCGAGGAACATCGATCTCGCGCTCCTGATCGACGCCAGGAATGAGATCAAGCGTTTGCGCGCCGGTGGCTGCGCCCGAAACCAGGGGCTGACGCAGCATTGCGCCGAGGCAGCGGCGGCGCACGCCGAGATCGAGCGCCTCCGCGCCCGCGTCGAGGTGCTGGAGCTGATCCGAAGATACATGGGTCAGGGGGTCAGTTGGGATCGGGCTGAGGAAAAGGCTATCGACGAAATCGAAGAGCGTAAAGCCCGCGCCGCACTGGAGGCCAAGCTATGAGTGACGACATCGAGGACATCGTGGCGATGGCTCGTGCTGCCTATCGCGACGACCGTCTGGCTGACGGCGCGTTGTACGGCAAGCTCGCTGACGAGATCGAGCGGTTGCGCGCCCGCGTAGCGGATCTGGAGCGAGAGGTTGATCGGATGCGCCCTCGCTCTAAGCTGGCAGAGCGCGACCGCCGCGAGCGCATCGCGACGGCGTGTCTGGTCGAATTGGTTGCATGGCGCGGCGTGGCTGGAGACGCGGACGATTTGTCCGATGCCGCCATCAAATTTGCGGACGCTCTCATCGCGCGGTTGGACAAGGAGGCCAAGCCATGACCAACCGCCCCGCCCCGCTGCCGACTCGAGATCTGTTCTCTTTGCGCGGCCCAGCCGTGATCTCGTTTTCTGGCGGGCGAACATCTGCCTACATGCTCTGGCGTATCGTCCAAGCGCATGGCGGCGAGCTTCCAAACGATGTCTTGGTGATCTTTGCCAACACCGGAAAGGAGATGCCGCAGACGCTCGATTTCGTGCGCGATTGCGGCGAGCGATGGGGCGTGCCGATCATGTGGGTCGAGTACGCCGACCACGACGAGGTCGCGCAGCGATGGCGCATCACCAACTACGCCGACGCCAGCCGCGCAGGCGAGCCGTTTGCGGCGCTGATCCGGCGCAAGAAGATGCTGCCAAACGTGATTGCGCGCTTCTGCACCGCAGACCTCAAGATCCGCTCCATGCACCGCATGTTGAAAGCGACGCTGGGCTGGAACGAATGGACCGAGGCTGTCGGCCTGCGCGCGGACGAAATGCACCGCGTTTCGCGCATTAGAGCGTCCAACGAAGGAAAGCGGGACGTTGTCTGCCCGCTCGCGACCGCAGGGATTACGAAGCGCGACGTTGCGGCGTTCTGGGAACGTCAGAACTTCAATTTGCAACTGCCCAACATTAACGGCCGCACGCCGCACGGAAACTGCGACCTGTGCTTTCTAAAACCGCTCGCCACGGTGCGCGCCATCATGCGCGACCTGCCCGGTTCGGCAGATTGGTGGGTTGAGCAGGAGCGCCACACGGGCGCGCGGTGGCGGAAGGATTGGCCTCCATACGCACAGGTCGCGCAAAACGTTGAGGCCAGCGCCGACCTGTTCGCAGAGGACGGGCGTGCAACAGATTGTTTCTGCAATGGAGACACATGATGACCCACCGCCCCGCCCCGCTCGTCATCTAATGATCACGATTGTCCCGATGTCGTTGGCAGAGGCGCAGAGTTTAGTCGCTGCCTTCCATCGACACAACAAACCGCCGGTCGGCCACAAGTTTTCTGTCGGAGCGTCGGACGGCGAAAGGCTCGTCGGCGTGGCTATTGTTGGTCGTCCGGTTGCGCGGATGATGCAGGACGGGCTAACGCTAGAGGTGCTGCGCGTGTGTGTAATCGACGGAGCGCCGAAAGGGTCGTGTTCTGCCCTTTACCAGACGTGTTGGCGAGCGGCAAAGGCGCTGGGATATCGCAAACTCATCACATACACGCTTCAGTCGGAAAGCGGCGCAAGTCTGCGCGGTGCTGGATGGAAGGTGATCGCGGAACTTCCGGCGAACAGGGCGGATCAATGGCAGAACCGGCCAGGGCGCGAATGGCAAGCGACCGTAGGACAAGCGAAAATCAGATGGGAGGCAGCATCGTGACCCACCGCCCCGCCCCGCTCGTCATCCGCTGGTGGCTGCGCGCCACCGGCTACGCGGCGATCACGATGCCCTGGCGCGTCGCGTACTACGCGACGTGGCCACCGGACCACGGGCTCGTCGCGCATGAGGAGGTCCACCTGGAGCAGGTCGAGCGATACGGGCCGTGGGGCTTCGCGGCGCGGTATCTCTGGTGGCTGGCGCGCTACGGATACTGGCGGCATCCGATGGAGATCGAGGCGCGACAGAAGTCGGGATATAGCTAGGCCGGATAGGTCGCCCACGGCAGCTGGAAATGCGGCCCGTCGAAGAAGCTGCGCCAGTCCCCGCCCCACTCAATCTGCACGCCCTCGACCGCCGCCGCCGCCTTCATCTCGGCGGCGAGCGTGCGGTAGGCCGGCGCATCCCACCGCGCCTTTCCGTCGTCGTCCAGCACCGCGAGATCGACCGCGTGGCCGGTGAGGTGCCGCGAGCGCATGGTCTGCGAACGGCCTTCGCGCGCTAGCTGCGCCTGGCGTTCCATCGTTCGAATGCCCTCGGTGACGAGGAAGCGCACCTTGCCGAGCGACGCGCGCTCGACCACGCGCACGAGGTCAGGGTGAACGCCCTCTAGGCGCTTCCGGTCGCGCGGCGTCAGGCTCATTTCTTCAACGCCGCGACGATCTGCGGGGCCACTTTCTCAACGCTGCGCCCGACGACGTAGCCGCCGAGACCGATCTTCACGATCTCCCAGAGCATCAGCACTTCGGCCTCGCTGATGTTCGGCGCGCTGTAGCCAAGCCACCGCGCCACGATCAGACCGCCGAACGTCAGCATCAAGATCGGCCTCCAGCACGCGGCGAGGAAATGCTCGCTCTTCGCTTCAGCCAGCACAATCTCGCCCGCCGCGCGTTCAAGCTCGGCGCTGGACGCGAGCAGCTGCTTCGCGATCTCGGCCTCTGCCTGAGCGCGGGCGGATGCGTCGGGAATGAGATTGCCGAGGGCTTTGCCGAGGATTGGCACAAGCGCGGGAAGGAGGGCTGCGATCATGAAGCGGTCCTTTCAGAGAGGCCGGCGCGCGCAACAGCGGCGGCGATACGAGCGCGCGCGATCTCGACATACTCGGCCTCGCGCTCAATGCCGATGAAACGGAAGCCCTCCAGAGCCGCCGCCTTGCCGGTCGAGCCGCTGCCCGCGAACGGGTCGAGGACGGTGCCGCCGGGTGGGGTGACGAGGCGGCACAACCGCTGCAAAAGCGGCACGGGCTTTTCGGCTGGGTGTTTTGTTTCCCGCATTGAGCCGGCCTGCCATTTCTGATTTTCGATATCTGGTGCTGCCCTGTCGTCTATGCGGGCTTCCGGCATGGCAGAAAACATCACGATTTCATATCTGCCGCGCAATTGCTGCGGACCCGCAAGGCCTATCCACTGTTTATCCCATACAAGGCACGATGTGCTCGGCATATCGCACAGAGAAAGCGCGCGGATAAGCGTGGGGATGGATCGCCAATTTCCAAAACATAGAAGATGACCAGTCGGCTTTAGCGTGCGCTTGCATTCTTTCATCCATGCCGAAAACCAATAAGCCGAGTTCTCCATGTCGGCCCATGTGCCGGCTTTTGCCCGTGCGTTCCCAACGGAAATAGCACCGACCATATACGGCGGGTCGGTCACAACCGCATCAACGCTCGCGTCCGGTATGTCGCGCATGATGGCGAGGCAGTCGCCGTGTCGCAGATCAATCGTCACCGTGCACCTTCTCGATTAGGAACGCATGTCGATGATGATGCGTCGCACGTTGCGCGGCGACGCGCCATCCATCAGGTATCGGTTCGCCGACGCGAAGCCACGCGACGACGGCGACCGCTGGAACGGTAAGCGAGCGGGTCGATGCAGAAGCCGAGCGGCCCGCGCTTTGGCTCGTAGGGTCGTCCCGGCGGGTCTGCGGATCGTAGCTCATGGATGGAGCCCTGCATCATTTCGCCCGTGTGCGCGGCGGCTTCTTGCCAGTCGGGGTCGTCGTATCCGGCTTTGCGTCGTCGTGGCATGCTGCCGCCTCCCACCGCGCGCGCTTCCATTCCATGATCTCGACAGCTTCGGCTAGATCGGCGTAGCAATGCAGCGCCGCCGGTCCCTCGCGTGTCGGATCGACCACAATGCCAATCGTCGCGCCGTGCTTCTGCGAGCCGAACTGATGCTGGTCGGCGTAGCTGTCGAGGAACTTGTAGCCGCGCGCCCGCGCGAGCCAGAACGGACGCGACGACTTGTTCGCGTCTTCGCCGTTGAATAGTTCCCAATGGTGCTGATGGCCCGCGACGTAGACGTCAGCATCTCCGCCGCTGAACTTGGCCGCGCGCATCGGCCCGTGCAACGGATTGTAGAGCGACGTCCCCTTGAAATCGTGCGCCGCCCAAATGCGGACGGCGTGGCCCGCTGGCGTCGCGACCTCGAACTGCGCGGACCAGTCCTCAAGCATGGCTCCACCGCGCGACATCCAGTCGAGCGGGTCGCCCGTGCCGTGCGAGCTTGACCACAGGTCATGGTTGCCCTTCACGATCACCAGCCACGGCACCGTCGAGAAGAACCACTGCGCGAGCTTCCAGCCCTGTGTGCGCGTCACCTCTTGCTCGGCGTAGAGGCGCTGTAAGCGACCCGCCCAGTTGTTGACGACATCGCCCAGGCACACGCCGTGGACATGCGCGCGGCGCATCAGCTTGTGGTGCTGGCGCAGCAGCGCCCAGTTGGTGCCGGGATCATCGAGGTGAGGATCCCCTACCACCGCGAGGCAATACGGACCGTCGTCGTGCAGCGTGAAACGTGCCCAGGTCTTCGCGGCCTTGTGCTCGGCTCGGCGCTGGTAGTTCCGCTCCAGCTTCTCAATCAGCTCTTCGACCGGGACGTCTGCGTCTGGGATCGACGGCGGATCAAAGCGCGGCTTCGGCGGCGCATCGTTGGCGATTCGGGCGTCGGGAGACAGAGACCAGTCGATCTGCCGACCTGCTACGGCCTCAATCTTTTCCACCGACGCCCTGTCCACGCTCTGCCTGAGCCCTAGCCGGTCCCACGCAACACGCGCGGCGGACCGAGTCCCTGGCCGAGACATCACGCCCATCGGGGTTCCGCCCTCGCGCAGCGCCTGTTCGATGGCGTCGATGCGGCGGTGAGCCTCGGCCCGGGAGATTGGCGGTGTTGGCATCAGCGCAGCGGCAGGAAGGGCAGCAGCTTGACCAGGAGCGCCGTCACTGCGCCGGATGCCGCGCCGACCGCCACCAGCACCCGCCAGCCGCCGCCCGCTGCGTCGAGCGCGCTTCGCACGGCCTTGAGGTCCGCCGCCATCGCCTCGACAGATTTGGTGAGCGCGGCGACCTCGGCCTCGAGGCGTCCGAAATCGCGCGGGTCGATGTGATCGCTCATGCTGCGATCTCGGTGATGGTGATCGAGGAGGACATGACGCCGCCGAACAATCTCGCACCGTTGTCGCCGTTGAACGTGAAGGTGCTGCCAGCGTTGCTTTGCCCGCCGCGCACCTTGAACGTCGTCGCGCTGGTCGTGCCGGCGGTCATGTAGTGCGAGAACGAGATTTCGATCATCGCGTTGGCGCGGTTGATGATGTCATGCCCACCCGCCGCCAGCGCATTCGCGGTGCTGTCCTGGAACAGCGCGACCACCATGTCCCCAAAGGACGAGGCACAGAACACGGTGACGTCGATGCGAAGCTTGTTGGACGAATTCGACGGCGTGATCGCGGCCGTCATCAATTCTGCGCCCTCGGTGTTTTGCGGGATGGTGTCGTCATATGGCATCGCCGTCGTGTTCGTGGCGACTGCCGATGACGTCGTGTTGACGACCTGGAGAACTTTGCCCGTCGTCACGCTCGCACGCTTCAGCTTATTGCTGTCGCTCGCGTCAAGGATGAGGATCTGGTCGCTGGTCGAGTAGGTCGCCGACGCCGGGCTGATGCTCGCGAGCTTCGCGGGCGTCAGCGCGCGCGTGTCGTCGGTGCCGTTGTTCGCTTCGGTCTGCGTCGCGATCTCGATACGACCGGCGGCGCTTTCGGTGGCATCCTCGACGCCGAGGTTGGTTCGCGCCGCTGCGGCGGTCGCCGCGCCGGTGCCGCCGTTCGCGACCGAGAGCGGGATCGCGGCGGGACCGCTGGTGATCGTGGAGAGGTTGAGGTGGGTCAACAGATCGTTGAACTTGTCCACCAGGTCCGCGAGGTCAGGACGCGCGAGCTTCGGATCGTCCGTCGCGCTGTCGAGGTTCGCTTTTGAGGCGTTCGTCGGTAGCGTCATGCCTGTGGCCCTCGCAGCTCTACATCGATTGTAGCATTGCTCAATGTACCAGAGGAATTATACACTTTAAATTCAGCCGCTGGCTCGCTGTTTACTGTCTGCGTTTTGGAGATCAACTCCCACGACCAGCCCGCACCGACGTTCTGGAGCGCGAGAATGCGGGCGGTCGAGATCGCCGCCAGCTGGCCGCGCGCTCCGATTTTGAAGTGGCCCGCCGCGACAGACGAGAACCACGACGCCGTCTCAGTCGCCGTGTTCACATCTTCATAGGTATCGGTGTAGCTGCTGGACGAGATGATGGTCGTCAGGCCAGACAGGACCGGCGTCGTGTCAGACACCGAGGCGCGGATCTGGACGTAGCGCTTGCCTTCGACGAGCGCCAGCGCGACCCAGGAGCCGGTGACGGTGCCATCGGCGGTCGTGCCAGTTTTCATTTCCAGCGTGACGGTGCCATTGGCGATAGCGGTGACGAGCGGTGTGAAATTGACATCCGCCCCGAGATCGAGGACCGGCGTCTCGTATCGGATCGGGCTGTTGTTGTTGAGAATATTGTCCCATGTCGAGGCGAGGCTCGACCAGGCGCTCGGGAGGTTCGACCAGTTCTGGCTGCTGGTCGCGTGCAGCGCATTGTCGGTGTCAAGGAAGCAGCTGGTCTTTGTCCCCGGCCATGTCAGCGACTGCTCGATCCGCTGTAGCAGGACATCGCGCAGCGGCGGATCGCCGAGCACGGCGGACGAGATGAAGCGCGCGTCGGTGCTTTCGTTCCCGCTGCTGTCCACGGTCTTGATCGCGAACCAGTACGTCCCCGAGGCCAAGTCCGCCGTCTCGTAGGGCGACGAGATGAGAAGCCCTTCATGCAGCGCCGTCATCGAGGACCAGTCGGTCGTCGATGAGGTCTTGTAGCGGATGCGGTAGCCGCCGCCGGATCGCACATCCGCCGGGAGGCTCGCGAGACTCCATGTGAAGCGCCGCGTTCCATCCGCGATGCGCGCGACCTGGAACGTGTCGGGACGCGGCGGTGGCGCGCTCTTGCCCTCGACAACGTGGCCCGTAACGGTCACCCAGCCCGAAACCACGCCGAGGCCCGAGATCGATCGGACGCGCACATCGTAGGCCGTGCCGTCCTCGACCGGCGCGACGTAGCCGACCGAGACGGAAGCCGAGGACAACACGCTGTCCCAGTCGGTCTCGGCGGATTTCTTCCAGGCCAATTCGTAGTTCGCGACGCGCGCGTCGGACGGCGCGGTCCATGTCGCCTTGATCCGCGAGATGACTGAGCCTTCGGCCAGCTGAAGGATCTCGGCGTCACCGCTCGCGAGGACGAGCGACGTCGGCGCGGACACGCTGAACGGATTGGGAAGATCGGTGTCCGGCGCGGGATCGACCTCTTCCTCGTCGGTGCCCGCCGTCCAGTCGTAGATGGTCGAGGCGGTCTCGCGCAGATCGAGATCGACGCCGAGACTGCCGTCGCCATCGGTCACGAAGCGCAAGCCGGTGACCTCAAATGGCTTCGCCGTCCATCCCATGCGCGTGTTCGTCAGGCCGACGACGTCGCCAGGAACGAGCCGATACGCCGTGAGCTTAGCCGCCAGCTGCACCGAGATCTGCTGCCGCGCCTTTCGCAATTCGATGCGCGCGATACGCTGCGCGGTCGCCGCCGAGGTGGTGAAGGGGAGATCGATGTCGCGCCAGAGCTTCTCGCCGCCGTCGTCGGAGACGTAGGTAGAGCTCGTCACCGGCGGGAAATCGCTCGCTTGCCACTTGTTGTCGGGGCTCACGAACGTGCCTTTGACCCCGTTCGCCAAGTCGCGGCGGCTCAAGCGCGACGACACGCGGATTGGCCCGCGCAGATCGGCCTCGGTCAGCGTGATGGTCGGTGCGGTATATGCGCCCGCGAAGATCGACCACGTCCCGCCGACCAGCGACGCGCGGCCCGCCATCGCGCCTGTCATCGATGCGATGATGTCGCGCGGGCGCTGCGAGGTGTCGAACGTACCGTTCATCGTGTAGCGGTCTTCGGTGCCGCCCGCCGCGAGCGTGACGTTCTCGTCGCAGATATTCGCGGCGGCGATCAGGTCGGCTTCATCGATGCGCGTGGCGTAGTCCACGCCGAGACCGCGTATCGGGTCGGTCAGGTAATCGGCCAGGCAAAGCGCCGCATTCGCGCTCCATGCGGTCGTCGATGTGCGCGGGTCGTAGACCTTCTTCCCCTTCAGCACCGCCGTGATATTCGGGATGCCGCTCGCGAATAGGTCGGAATTGTGCGTCAAGCGGACGTAGATGCACGCGCGGCCACGCTGCCGGTGGTCAGCGGTCCATTTGTCGCTTGCCTCGGTGATCAGGTCCGCGAAGGCTGTTTGCCCATCGGTGCCGAGCTTCTTCTGCACTCGGACATACCCGGCATACTTGCCGGTCGCTTCGCCCGCGCCGTCCAGCGGCACGATCTCGTCGTCGAAGTAGATGTCGCCGATCTCCTCGCACTCATGACCGGCGAGCGTGATGATGAGGTGCAGCTTGGAATTGCTGTCGGTGGTGTGCAGGAAGGTGATCGCGCCGCCGGTCCGCACCTGACCATAGACCACGCGCCACGGCGTGATCGGCTCGCGCACGGTCTGCGTGCGTTGAGCGCCGGCGAAGGGGTCGGAGAGCTTTGGCTGCTTGGGGCGGAAGATCGATCCGGCGATGGCCGATAGCGTGATCGAAGCAACGAGGCCAACCGCTGCCGTCACCAGCGCTGCGCCGACAGAAGCGCCGCCGACCAGAGCGACGATAGGGGCTATGATAAAGCCCATCAGACGCCCCAGGCAGCGACGATACAGCGCGACGGCATCATCAGTAGCCCCGACTGCGAAAGGCACGCCACGCGCGCGCCCGCCACGATCCCGGTGGCCTCGGTCTCGCCGTAGTCGGTGGTGACCAGCACGACGTCGCCGCGCTTTGCCATCAGCGTGTTGTTCATGGCCGGACCTAGCGCCTTGCTCCACACCGCACGCAGCCCGCCGCCGGACAGCGCCAGCATCGTGGCGCGCGCGCCCTCCTCGTCGGTGTACTGGCCGCGATAGAGCGCCACCGGGTCGGTGTCGGTCATCGCCAGCACGCAGTCGCCAGCGAAGAGGCCGCAATCATGCACGCCCCACTCGAACGGCTTGTCGCGCGCATCCTCGAGCGCGGCGGCGAGCCTCGACGGCCAATCTTCGCGGCGTGCTATCATCAGCGGCCCCATGTGATTTGCGCGTCCTGCAATGCCGCAACATACG